ACGGGAAGGGACGCGCCGGCCATCGTCTCCCCCGCCAATTGCATCGCCATCTCATGCAGCAGAATGAATGCGCGGATGCGGTCATGATGCCGCAGGTACGCCGCCGCGTAGTCCACGCTGCCCTCAACGAAGTGCATGTCGTTGCTCTGCTGGCTCGCGCTGAGCGAGTAGTTCCAGCTGCCATGCTCCACGCTTTCGCCGTCTACGACCGTGAACTTGCTATGCAGGATTTGCCGATGAACGGGTGAGGTGCCGATCAGTAACGGCACACCCGCCGCAACCAGCCGCGCGACTTCGCTGCCCTCCGCTTTGCCGCTTTCCTGCGTGTGGTCAAGGATCAGCGAGACGCGCACGCCCGCCGCATGCTTGGCGATCAAAGTGTCGGTGAGCGCGGGCAAGTGGAAGCCGTAGATTTGCGTGTCAATGGAGTGCTGAGCGCCCGCGACGAACCGCAGGAACGCGCCGGCGGTGTCATCGAAGGGCGCAAACAGCGTCGTGATCTTCAGCGATGCGGCGATTGGCATAACTACTGCCCTCCCTTAATCATCTTCGCCACCGCCGCCGTCGCGTTGCGTTGCGCGACCGCCGCCGGATGGTTCGGGTCGGGTCCGGGGTTATTCTGTGGGGATGGCGGGCTGCCTTCTTGCGGTCCCGCGTCGTTAGGCCCCGTTTGTGGCGGCATCCCCACTACTGGCAACGCGCCGCCCTGCATCGCGGCCTTCATGGCGTCTTTCGCCTCCGTCGCCCTGTACTCTTGCTCCTGGTCGTAGTCGAGGTGAAGCACTTCGTAGAGCGCATGCTGTGACACGTCCGCTTGCAGCATCGCCATGACGAGCTGCGCGGTGGCCGCGTCGTCGTTGGGCAGCGGCGACGGCCATTTCGTGACCACCTGCCAGCCGTCTTGCCCGGTCCCGTCGCCGAAGCCGCACAGCGAGAGCATGCGGAGGGAGAGTTGCTCGTGGCCGTCCGCATACAAGCGTTGTTTGTGCGTGTTCTTCGCCAGTAGCGGCCCGTACATCATTTGGAACGCGACCCCGGAGGTCACACGCGGCACATCCCGCATCCGGCCCGTCGCCACGGCGGGCACCCGCGATTGCTCATCCATGTCGCCGCGTATGTCGTTGGCGAACTCCAAGAGGCCGGCGAGGTCGCCGTGCGCCTCCACCGCGCCCAGCTTGCCCTCCGGCGCTTGCAACTGCGTGATCTTGCCCGGCGCAAGCTCGATGGTCGCGCCCAAGCCCACACCCGACGCATACAGCCAAGGGAACGAATGATGCTTGGCAATCGCGTTGACATTCGAGAGCGCGAGGTTCAGCACGGAGTTGAGATGCTGAATATTCGGCGGGATGTCCGACATGCCCCAATGGGCATTCGCCAGCGGTAGATTCTGCCAGTCAACGACCGGCGCCCACGGATGCTCCCAGATGATCGGCGCGCCCTGCTGATACCACTGGTTATTCGGGCCGCGCACCCAATTGGAGATTTCCCAATGCGAGTCAGGGTCATCCCCCGCGAAGTAGTCGTCGGCGTCCATGTCCGGGTCTATCCGCACGATCACTTGCCGCCGCCCGACCGTCAACTGCTGGAACGCGGGTGAGGCCGGCGCGTTGTAGTCAATGATATACGCTTGCACGGTGTCGCAATCGTCGCTCTGCGTCATCACCGTCACTTGCGCGGGGTCCAGCGGCACCACGCGACAATAGGGACGGCGCTTGTCCGGCTGTGGCTCAATGATCTTGCCGAACGCATGCCCGAAAATGCCGCCGTTCTGGCCCAATTTCGAGAGCGTCACCATCCGCCGGTTATCGTTGCCCCAGCAGCCATCGAGAACGGCTTGCGCGTCCTTCTGCGGCTTCCCGTTGAGCAACACCTCGAAGGTGACGGTTTTGCCGTACAGGAAATCTACGCCGGTATCCACAATGGGCATGGCGCGATTGGAGAGCACGTTGATGTCGGGTTGCCCCGGCTCGTTGCGGAAGTGCCCGGTCAGGTCGCCGGTATAGTGCTTCCACGCCTTGTTCAGCCGCTCGTGTCGCTCGGCTTCCTGCTGCTGCTGCAAGTACGAGGGCGACGGCGGCAACAACGCCCCGTTCTTGTTGAGGAGGCCAGGGCCGTTCCCGTTCCCGCCGTTGCCGCGTGGCGTGGTCATTAGCGCGCTACTCATGCCGCATCACCTGCTTTTCTTACGACGCCGCGCTCAGTAATCAACACGCCGTCTAGATGGTCTATCTCGTGTTGGATGGCGCGAGCCACGAGGCCAGCAGCCGTCGTACTCACGCGCTTTCCCCGCACGTCGCGGTGGCTGACGGTGATGCTTGCGGCCCGCTTGACGCTGGCTACCACGCCCGGCAGACTCAGACAGCGTTCATCGGCGACTGACACGCCAGCGCGCCGCGTGATGGCGGGATTGATGAGGGTGATACAGGCACCGGAGAGCGCGCGTACCACCGCGACCCGCGCGGATACGCCCACCTGCGGCGCGGCGAGTCCTAAGCCGCGCTGTTCCTCACAGGTCAACCACAGTTGCACGACCAGGGAGCGCAACTCGTCATCAAACGCGTCAACCTTTTGTGCAGGCGTGCGGAGTATGGGGTTATCAGCGGTGACAAGAGACGCCTTCATGCCGCATAACCTCCGCTTCTGTTGCTTCCGCTTGCGGTAGTATTGTTCTGGTAACTCGCTGTCGTGCAGACCTCTAGGTATCCGCGCCCCCCGCATGTCGCACAGGGCATGCATGCTAGGTAGCCGTTGTGCATCACATAGATGCGGCATTCGCCACAACAACAGGGGCACGTAACACGATGCTTCATGCCGCATCACCTCCTGCGTCCGCTGCGCTCAGCCGCACCACATAGCCATCTTCCGGCGTAAAGAGCGCCCGCAATCCCGCCAGGATGTCCGGCATGGCCGCGCCCGGTTGGGCCTGCACGATCACGACTTCTCGCCCCGTCGCGCCCTCGATGACCCGCGTGATAATCAGCGGCTCGGTCAACGGCTGCCCAAACGCGCACAGGGGCGCTTGTTGGTGTCGGGCCTTACTCACGTTACCCTTCATGCGTCTCACAGCCTTTCTCGGTCACTACAGCGCGTTCCAGGGGCTATCTTCCCGCGCAATCAATAGACGACGCGCCCATACGACACGCCGTTCGTTGGCAGATCGTGATACGCCACCGCATAGCGCATCGCGTCGCACCCATGATCGTTCTCTTTCAGCGGTTGCTCGCCACGTCGCGCGCCGCTGCGCGTATCCCACACGTAGCCGTCAATTTCTTCCTCTGTGCAACAGGGGGCGCGCTGATCGGTGAGGTAGGGATCGCGGTCGCCGATGAGACTGTCGCGCAAGAGAAAGAGACGCGGCTTGCCGTCGCCAGCGGGCCGCAATCGCGCTTGCACGGCCTGGATGCCCTGTTGCACGGCTTTATTGGCCGCAACGGTATACATGCCGAGATGGCGCGCGAGTTGGGCGCGTCCTTCGGCGTCTTCCGGGTCGCTGATGATCGCGCGTGGCATCGCCTCACCATCTTTCGCGCCCCACTTCGAGACGGCGCGAATCGTGTCCGCCACGTCATGCACGAGCTGATGCGTCCGGTAGAGTTCGCGGTAGCGATACAGCCGCCCGTCCGGGTCTTGCGCCCACCACTGCACGACGGCGGGATGCGTGTACCCGAAGTCCACCGCGAGGTAACGCGGCCAATCCGCCGGGATGGGGAAGCGGTCAATGAGATGGCGTTGCGCGTCCCACTCGTTTTCATAGACGCCGCCCTCCGCCGCTTGCCACAAGCCGAGATACAGCCGAGCGCGCCGCACGCCCGTCAGCGCATCGAGCACGGCGATATACGCCGGCGTCACCGTCGGGTTATCCTCATGCCGCGAAAGGATGCGGGTGATGCGTCCGGCGTTGGCGCGCTGGTTCAGCCAGTGCGACGGCCCCTGTGGATTCACACAGGCGATCCGCTGCTGATAGGGCATCCGTCCATAGCGCATGCGGGTTCCAAGCGCCTCCCACTCGTTCAGGTCGCCCTCTGTCGCCTCATCCCATAACGCCATGTCATACTCAGTACTCATGATCTTCGCGGCGTTATCCATGCCGCCGACGTAGAGTTTGCTGCCGTTGGGGTAGGCGTAATGCGCCGCCTCATCCCCCTTCGCGCTCCAATACCGCACCGGCGTCCCTTCGCCGAGCACGCGCTCACGAAACGTGACGAGGGTGGACGCTTTCAGGCTCACCAGCGTCTTGCGGAGCAACAGGCCGTGCATGCCGGGATACTTGCACGCCGCAAGGTGCAACTTCCACAGCCCGGCGAAGCTCTTGCCGGTGTTGGCCGGCCCATCCAGCAGCACTTCCGGGTCACGGCAGACGAGCAGAGTCCGCGCGCCCCCTCGTGGCTCATAGGTTGGCTTATGGAGTTCTTGCGCGACGCCTGCAACCACGCTAGACCGCCTCTATCACATCCTGAGCGATGGCGACAACGACGATTTGCGCCGCGTTCGCGTTCGTGTTGTTTGTGCGCTCGCCAAGCTCCTTGGCGATGTCATCGAGGGACTTCCTGAACGCTTCGTGCGCGTCGCGGTTGAAGCTTTCCGTAGTCGTTTCGCCCATCGGGGTCATGCGCGTTTCTTCGAGCAGCGGGCGCGCTTCGTATTCGCGTCGTGCGCTTTCCGCCATCTGCGAGAGCGCCACGATCCGCGACGCTTTATCCGCATAGGCGACACCCATCAGGCTTTCGGCAAGGTTGGCTCGTCGCCGGGCCAGTTCGGCGCGGAAGTCTTCCGCCGCCGTCCAGCGTTCTATCGTGCGCGTGGAGACGCTGACACGTTCCGCCATTTCGGCGTGTGTCCAGCGGCCCTCGAACGCGAGGGATAGCACGTGTTCCTTGGCTTCATGGCGCGTCGGCGCTGGCATGGTCGTTGAGGTTCGCCTTGTGCTCTGCTGTGTTCTTCGTCGGTGTCCACCGCTGATGAGGGTGTCGCCGCATGGTGGCGCATGTGGCGTCCAGGTGGACTCAGTACCCTAAGTATAGCGTACTTGGCGCTCTGCCGCTGCTGTGTCTTGTGTTGCGTAGAGCCAC